CAGAGATAACCATTGATAATATTGGTGATGATATGACAACAGACCAGAGAGAAAAAGCTCAAGAAGTTGTAGTCCCAGTAATTTTGACTAGAATAGCTAGTATGGCAGCATTTATAATGAGGAAGTCATAATGTTTAGAAAAATATGGAATTGGTTTATTACCATAATTAAAGAAACTTTAAATCTTAGTTGGACTTTAGTAGGTTTAGTTATAGCTACGCTTACTCTTACAGGTTCAGCTCAACAGGTTACAGGTCTTGCGACTTTAATTACATTAGCCGTATGGTTACTTACTATAGGGTTTAGAAAGGATAAAGATAATGTCAAAAGTAGTAGTAGATAACGAATGTAGAACATATAAGCATGATAACGGTTATACCAATATAACCATTTGTAATTGTAAATACGGACATAGATAAATACTTTGATTAAAAATTGTCCACATTGTGGCAAACCTTTTAAGTTCTTTAAAAAATATAAAAGATGTGTTAACCTAGGATGTATTAAGTATAATTTAAAAATTAGGAGACATGATGCCAATAACAAAAAAGGGAAAGAAGAAAGCTTATAAACCTGGTCGTAAAAGCAGAAAATATTAATGAAGTTAGAAGTATTAAGGATAAGTAGCCAGAAAGATTCTTCATCTGGAATTTTATTTGATGTTAGTAATGGTAAACGTTCATTCCTTTGTTACACAATTGAAGATGAACAAAGAGATGTTAAGGTTTATGGTGAAACAAGAATACCACCAGGTACTTACAAGCTAAAGCTACGTACTGTTGGTGGGTTTCATAGTAGATATTCAAATAAGTATGGTGATTGGCATAAAGGTATGATATGGGTACAAGATGTACCAGGATTTGAATATATCTTATGGCATACGGGGAATACTGACGAATCGACTGCAGGTTGTCTGATTTTAGGTCAGACTCAAGAGAGTAATTTAGTTAAAAAAGATGGTTGGGTTGGCTCAAGTGTATCTGCATATAAGTTTGTATACCCTATTGTGTCTGCTGCAATATTAGCTGGTGAAGATGTTGAAGTTACCTATGTAGATTACGATGGTTTAATAGAAAATAAAGAAGATACCAGTGATATAGATGAAAAATTATCAGAGATAAGTGGAGAACTTAAAGTTATATCAGCAAAACTAGAAGGAAAGTATATAAAATAATGTCTGTTTTACCTAATTTTACTCGTGGTAAGAATCTTAATCTTGATATAAGTGATGAAGAAGTTAGAAGACTTAGACAATTAAGAGATAAATTAAGTGAAGGAGATAAACAAGTTGCTGACATGATATTGTCACAAGCTGATGATACAAGTACACTTCATTTAATGCAACCTAGTCCAGAGACAGGATATAAACTTTCTCCTGCAGGTGCTGACCCAGGGGAAGAATCTTTTAGTAAAAGAGCTTTAGAATCAGGACAAAAAGGTGGTGCCGGTGATTACTTTGAACAAGAATTACATAAACATATTAAAGGTAAATTACCTCCTCAATTAAATCCAGATAGGTTATCTTCTTTTACATCTTCAGCTGAAATATCAGTAGATGAAAGTGCTGATATTAAATTAGGTACACCAGGAAGTCAAAGATTGGTAGAAGAAAGTATAGCTGTATTAAAAAATGATATATTTTCAATAGAACAAGCTATTAAAAATCAATCAAACGTAGTAGGTTCAAGTGAAAATGAAATAAGATTAACAAGTAATTGGAAAAAAGGTATTGATAAAGGGTTTGATGATGCAGAAGCTATAAGAATAGCTAGAAAAACTCTAGGTTTTAATAGAGGTGCTGCTTCTAGAAATGTAGATGTATCTAATGCAACTCAATTATTAAAACATTTAAAAAAAGAATTATTAAAACAAGAATTATTTCTTAGTACATCTAATTTTCAAGATGATTCTCATGTAAAAGAGTTTGAAAAAATTGAAACTAAAAAAATAGATATAGAATCTATGCCAGATACATTTAAATCTTATGATGAATTTAATGAGTATAAAAAAATAGTAAAAGAGTTTGATAAATATACTCCTGATGAAGGAGAAGTATTATTAACAAAATCATTAGAAAGATTAGATGGTAAAGGTAAAAATGAGGGAACAAGTACAAAAATATTATCTCAAGATAAAGTTGGTTTTGTAGATGGAGTTAATCCAACAGCTGTTACTTCAGGTCCAGGACCATATGATGACCCAAATGCACCACCAAGACAACAAGGTTTTATAAATGAAGTACATCTTAGCAGTGTTCAAAAAAATATGGAGACAAAAGCAAGTATTAATTATGAAAAAACTTTTGGACCTGATGTTGTACCTGCCAATATGATGATGAATATTACAGATACAAAACATAAAAATTACGGTAAGTCATATGAACAAGTAATGAATGAATTAGGTACAGAAGGTAAGAATGTTATAAAAGCAACTGATAATCCTGCAATAGTTAAATTTGCTGGAGTAAAAGTAGGTCCATCTATATTAAGTTTTGATTCTTATCAGTCAGGTGAATCACTTGCAGGGTGGAGAGTTAATTCAAGTGGAACAGATACAGAAAGTTATGACCCAAAAACTCGTACAACTAAACCTAAAACAGTTGTACCTGGTATAGAGCATAAGATGACAGATTTATCTGAGTTTAGATATACTGATGCTGAAACAAATAAGTTTAAAGAAACACCTGATAAGATATTAATGAACACACCAGAGTTTAAAGCACAACATGATGAATTAAAAAATATGTTTCCAAATACACAACATCCAGAAAATCTTGTTAAACTAACATTAAGAAACATGAATGAAGGTATTAGAATGACACCAAATAAAGGTTTAATAAATATATTAAAGGCGTTACCATAATGGGATTCTTTGACGGCACACCAAAAAAACAAGCTAGATATTATGATAGTCCTAATGTTGACCCTACTGACCCTGAAGGTAAAGGTTTGGCAAGTAAGGTAGATAAACAACTTAAAGATGCTTTAGAAAATCAACGATATGCTTATCAAATGATAGATGCAGGTGCTGACACAGGAGAAGAAATAGATTTCGCTCATCGAGAATTACATTGGGCAGATGCAGAGAAAACTGCACATAAAGATTCATTAGTTTCTTATTTAAGAAAGAGAGATTTTCAAAGACTGAATCCTAATATTGAGGGTTCACCATCTAAGGTAACAACATCTTTAGATGTTACTAAACCATCAAGAGATAAAACATCTATTCCAGATGTACTTGAACTTGGTGAACCAAAAGATACGCCATTGCGTGGCACAGTGGCAGGTGAGAATAAAGTAATACAAGCTACTAAGACTGGCTTAAGAGATGAAAGTATTAGACAGAGTAGTGTCTTATTCGATTACATAGGAGAGAGAAGTGATTTAGCTGCAAGATTTGGAGAAGATTATCTTGATGAACCAATAAATAGAACAGGAGAGATAGAAAAGCTTGAACAACTTAATAATTTAGAAACAAAATTCTTTGGTCCAGAAGGTTCAGCAGCAAGAAGTAAAGCTATGGCAGCATGGTTAGATAAGAAAGGACATCGTGGTGTTAATCCAGATGTAATGCTACAACATGTAGAAGATGCTATTACATCAGAAAGTTTAGGTTATAAAAGTAGTGGTATTCATGATATAGGTACAAGTAAACACTTGACTACAAGCATGAATAGAATAAAAAGTATTACTGACCCAACACTACCATCTGAACGATGGTCAATGGAACAACAAGAATTTATTAATGAAAGTGACGGTTGGCATATACCTCAAGAAGGTTGGACTAATGAAGAGATAGCTGAACATGAATGGGAACTTGAATCAAGTGACCAAGCTCAGCATCATAATCAGATGGCAGATGATGTAGAAGACCTTAGAACTGGTGGTTCTTTAGGAGGACCAAAAACAGAAGATTGGTATTCAGGAAAAACAAAAGCTGAGATAGAATCTTCCTTAAAACCTCTTGCACCTGCAAGTGGAAACCAGCCAACTGGTAGGTCTTTAGTAAAAGAATTTCTTCAGGATAATAGGAAATATTTAGATTGGGCATCAGGTAAAGGTGTACCTTCTAAAGGTTTAGGAAAAGATGTCCTCGAAAGAGTAATAAAAAGTTTACCTTAATATGAATATATTAAGTAAAGTAAGAGCAAGAACATCTAGTGGTACATTCAAGAAGGATGTGGCGTGGACCCCTTGGAACGAAGCATGGAGTTATAAGATGAGTGAAGAACTTAAAGATATGATTGAGCGAACAGCTTGGACATTCATTGAGGCTTTTATAGGTGCCTTAACAGTTGCACCATTGGTTGGTGTAGATGCTGAAGTAATTCAGTTAGCTGCATTGGCTGGCGGTGGTGCTGCATTAGCAGTAATTAAGACATACGCTAAGAAACAAATTAGTAAGTAAACAATGAGTAATAAAGGTAAAGGTCCAGGCAGAGGTTCAGTGCCTAGAGGGCATGAAACTCCTATGTCTACTCCAGAACAATTAGAAGAATGGGTATTAAAACAGTCTCCTATTTATAAAGATGCAGAAAAATATAGGAACTTAGATAATAAATTATTTGGTCTTCTACCTGGAGGAGTTAAACCTTTTCGTAATGTTAGATTAAAAAAGAAAATACTTGATAATAAAATTGCTGAATTGTGGGGTATACCAACAAATACTGTGGTAGGTCCTAAAGGTAATATCTATAAATTAAATCAGGATAAGTAAGGAGATAGAACATGAACAATAAATCAGAAATAAAATTGACTGATAGACCTGCAGAGTCTATTGGTAAGGCTGCTCAAAACTGGGAAAGTTTGATGGCACATTCAGTATCTGTTTCAGCTGGTATACCTAATACTAGAATGACTCATGGTAAAAGTCAGGGACAAATAACTGTATCATCTATTGCACCAGCAACAGCTAGACCATTGATTGATGAAAAGAATGTTTATTCATTAGGCGATTAATTAGCTATATGTTTACAGTTATGAACTTCTTCAAGTAATTCATAGCAGTCTTCACAGTAATAGCTTTGTCCAGGTACAGGATGACTCATTTGTAATCGTCACAAGTTTCTTGAAAGCAACACTTGTTAGTGTCTTGTAACATAACGCAACAACATTTATAAGTATCACCATAATTACACCACCTTATTAAACCTATTGTACTCATTCTTCTTCTTCTTTGGCTTTCTCTATAGCTTCATAATCTTTAACATGATTGTCCTGGTCTAGTTCTTCTAGATTTTTATTATAATCTGTAACAAATTTCTCCATTAAGAATCTTAACTTAACCATGTTAGGTGCTACATTAAATGTATCACTACCACATGCTTGTGAAAATTCATTAGACCATACCTTTAGAAATCTAGGATTACTAAATATATTTATCTTATCAATGTCTATCTTTTGTTTTTTATTATTCATTATTATTCTCCATATATTCTTTTAACATATCATCTTCACAAGGACTACACCTTTCTATTAATGTAAACCTACCTCCAATAGTAGAGTTACAATTCTTACAATATTTAAATCCAAATAAATGCATGAATTTCCGCCAAGTTTTTATATAAGTTTCTGATATTATAAAATGTTTATTCATTATTATTCCTTTTTATTTTTAAGTATTCATTGTCTGTGCTTACCCAGCAATGTTTACTACTGTTCCAATGATGCCAACCATCATTTCTTATTAACCAAGATGCTACCTCTGTTGATAGTTCTGGGTTAAATCTGTCACCTTTAATGTTTAGTTTACCTACTAACCACTCCCATGTTCTATCATTGAATTGCCAGAGTCCAATATCCTTTGTACCGTTAGTATTAATACCTATCACTGTAGGTTTACCACGACTCTCACAGAAGACAATACCTAAAGCACGAAGGATATCTTCATCTGACTTAAAGTAAGTGCTTATAGTTTCATGCCAATGAACAACATACTCTACTTTTACTTTAGTATCTAAGCATTCTATATAAGTACTTACATTATCAGTTGTTAAACTTGTTGTATTAAGTACACAACTAATAATTATTCCTATCATTAGCTAATGGTAGCAGTTTTCCTTAAAGGTACTTCAGTACAGTAATAACTTACTAATCCTTTTTTCTTTGTAGGTAAAGTTACTATCTTATAACCTTCTTTTCTAAGGTTAAATAGTATTCCACCAAATCTATGACAATATAATTCTGTCACAAATTCCCAATTAGTTATAGGGTCTGATTGTTGAAATTCTTCCAACGCCCATGCTACTAACTGTGTTTTATTTTTTATACTTGGGGGTACGTTTACTCCCCTAAATGATTCTGGTATCATTTCTCCACCTTTCTTATAGGTCAGTTGATATATTCCAATCTTCTGGCACATCATTATTGTCTAACCACCATGACTTACGCCACTTCCCTGTATGCCCACCACATACAGCAGGGTCATTACTTGAACAAACAAAGTCAGGACTTTTATCTGACTTCTTATTATTTCTATTATCGTATACCATCTGTGAACAGTAAGGACACTTCAAGTCATCACGATATTTCTTTTTCTCTTCCAATTTATCTACGACTCCTTGTACTACTGCACCTGCTGGTTGTACACCAGGTGTAATATCTTCTACATCTCCCATTATACTCTCAACTTTTTTAATTACATCAAGAGTATCAAACTCTTCTTGGGTATAATCAACTGGCATATCTACTAATCTTTCTAAGAAAGTAAAGTATGATTCTAGTTGTTTATCTGTCCAATCTTCTTTATTTGCTGGGAACTTACGTACTTGTGCATATTGATTAGCACTACCTATTATTTTAGAAATAGTATCTTTATCATTTACATGACCATCAAGTATACTTTTTATTGTACTTCCTATAAATTCTAGGTTTTGTTTACCCATCAGTACCTACAATACTATCCATGATAGCGTCCATAGATGCTTTATCTTCAGGTGATACTTTGTTTTCTTTCTTACGCATATCAACCTTAGTAACTTCAACCTTATCTTCTTCAGTTACTGCAGCTCTAGCTTCTTCTTCAGTCTGTTTACTACCAGACCAAAGCTCTACACCCAGACCAAATCGCATACATGCACGCTTAAAGGCGTCACTCTCTGCGTCTTTTAGATTACTGCCATCGTTGAACTTAGCATTAGTTAGTTTAAATGTATCGACATCACCGAATCCATCGTAACTACCCATGCCTTCTATAGTAATAGTACCCTTAGCACCTACTATTCTTTTAGTTCCGTCTACTCTGCCATACACTGGTTCGCATGACCAAGAGTATACAACACCACTATCACGTAGTCTTTCTACATAATTAGCGTGTGGTACATAGTCTCCAAATTTCCCAGCTGGTGCTTTACGCACTAACTCTTGTGGAAAAGGAGATAACAAATCAACATTGTTTTCCATAACAATCCTCTCTTCTTTAGTTTCTTTTTTATGTGCTCTTTAGGGACAGAAAAAAGAAACTTCTATTCTTCTTCTAAGTTTAATAAGGTTCTTAGATTAGTAATACCCTTCTCCACAGGTTCTATTCTAATGTTACCTTCATTATTAACCAATATAAAGTAAGGTCTATTGCCTAGTCCTGTATACTCTATACTGGATAACTTCCACTTATCTTTGATAAAGTTTTTTACCATACTATATATAGTATAACTAGACTTTATCTAATTTTACAAGGTATTCAGCAGTCACACCATGACCTGGTTTAGCAAATAGTAACCATTGGCACGGTCTGCCCATGCTAGCTAACTGTTCTAAGGCAAATGTATTGTAGCTTTCTGTACTACCATTTACCCACAAACGTACATCATTAACATACATTGTTGTTGGTGTATGAAAATGACCAGCTATTGCATAGTCAAAGTCTGGCATTAACCCTCTTGATGCTAATGCTTTCCATCCTAATAGTTTTTTACCGAACCCATACCATGGGAATCCTGAATGTCCTCTGATATTATCTCCATGCCATACGAAGAACTTACATTCTTTACCTAAGTCTGCAATATCAAACCAATGGTTATCTCCTGTACTGTCTGGTATAGTAAATGATATTCTTTTATCACTATCATATATCATTGACATTATTTTACCTAGCATTCTGTCTGCGTTACTGTCTGGATGGTAGTCTTTCCTTGCTCTACCACCTAATGAACCATGATTACCTATTACCCAATGTACATCTACCTCTTTAAAGTTTGCTAGTAGTATGTCAAAGAAAGCAGTAAGTATCCTTGGTCCATCAACAGTAACTTGGTGATATAGTGAACTGTCTATTAAATGTGACTGTCCTGGGAATATAAGTTCCCCTTCTACTATGTCGCCAGCTGCTAGTACAACACATTTGTTAACTGGATGTGCATTACGCTGTAGGTTTGTTAGTTCTACTATCTTATGTGCGTATTCTATCACTCTTTTCTCAGCTATTTTTGTGTTGTAATCAGGTGTTACCTTCGCTAACTGTACATCTGATAGTACAGCTACCGCTATTTCTTGGTTTTTGTTTGCTTTACTTAGTGTAGGTTTAGGGATGGTTGGTTTATTCCATGTTCTTAAGTTAGTAGATACTGCACTATATACAGCTTCAATCATATCTTCCTTCTTATTCTTAGCTTTATCTAATTGTTTAAGAAGTTTTAGATTATCACTCTTAAGTTCTTGGATTTTTACTGACTCTGCTTCTGCTATTAGTTTATCTATATCTTTATTGTTCATTTTTTAAATTAACAAAGTGATTTCTAATAGCTGATTCAGATATCTTTATACCATACTCATCTCTTAACAATCTGTGTACAACATAAGGTTTTATATTGCGTCCAGATTTTAGTCTTTGTAAGCAACCTTCCCAGAATGGCATAGCTTCTTCCGTTATTCTTTCTGTAACCGAACTTGTCTTTCCTAGTTCTGCTTCATTAAGAAGTTTATCTATGTCTTTCATAGGTTTCATTATACATTCTTTTATTATTTATGCAAGGACTTAGTGCAATATGGTGTTCACTATAGGTGCTTGAATTATGCGTTGAATAAATACCTTGTTCGGAACTCTCTTCCGACTCTATTCCATATCTAAAGAAAGGTTTAACATTGGAAAGGAGTCAATGCTCTATTGCTAGATGCCTTTCTTATGATTTTATTATACCATATTTAATTTTAATGAATGTTCTTTTACTTCTTCTACAGTTTTAAGATTTATTATCTTATTCTTTGTACATATACTGTAACATTCTGATAATAAATTATAAGAATCATGACCTCTTCCAGCTCCAAAGACATGCATATCTGATACCCATATTCTTCTAGGTTTCTGTGTTGCTAACCAGTTTAAAGCTGGTCCATCTACAACATTACCACCACCACTATAAGTATCTAAATAATCTTGTGATACTCTCTTACCATTTCTAGCAATTATTCTTAAGTCTCCTGTAAGATGACTACCGTTATACATAGCTATTGTAACTGCAGGTAACATCTGCATAATCTCTAAGATATCTTGTCCATTAAAATGCATAGAACCTGATGCGTCTATCAATATAGTTCCACCATATACTCTATTCTTTTGTTTAAATAATTTCTTATCTGTACAATATCTATGTATATACTTTGGATTTGTTCCGTATTCCATTGGTCTATAGTCTCTACCATTTTGTAATCTAGACTGTAAGTTAACTGATAAAGTTGGTTCATGTATTTCCATGTCTCCCCATTTACCAATAGTTGAATGACTTCTTCTATAATTTAATTCATCAATCATAGTTTTTCTCATTCTCTCTTCTAGATTAGAATTACTATTTGGTCCTACTCCAGGTTCTTCTGTACTGGTCAACTCTATATCACAGTAGTCGCCATCTTCATCACATTCTTCTTGTGAGTTATGCGTAAGACAATTAACATCAACTGTATCTGGTTTTCTTTCAACTTCATCAGGATTAGGTATCTCCATAAATTGGTTTAGTATTATAGTTAATTGTTTAGCAAGATTTTGTACCTTTTTAAATGACACTTTGTCTGCCATATAATAATTACTATTACCTTTCTGAACTAACTTATCATGGAAATTAAATGCTATATCCATTGCATATTTTATTTCTGTTAATCTATAATCACTATAAGTTTTGTTGTCTATAGCTTCATTTATAGTATTAATAATAATTGTAGCTTCGCCACCCCATTCAATACTATTATAACCAAAACTCTTTGATTCCAAACTACACTTCCATAAGGACGCCATCAAGAATAATATAATATTAGATATACTACCTGATTCAATTAACTCTTTAGCTTTATGTACAATTACCGCTTCACACATTGATAGTTCTGATATTGGTAGCTTGTTTCTCCATAGTAAATAGTTAATTCTTATTTCTTCAAGTACTTCAATAGCTTCTACTCTTGTATCCTTTAACTTACCTTTAGTTTTGGGTGACCATTTAGCATGTCCTAATTCATGTCTTCTAATCATACGACTATGATTTATTCCACAATACTCACACTCTCTATCTAATGGTACTGTCATTTGATTATCCATATTGTTAGTAGTTGGTGTATCTCCAGGGAACAATTCATGAACTGTCCATTGTTCCCCAGTTACTATCTCTGGATAAGGATACGCTTTATCCTTATACACTAGATTCTACTTCTTCGTCTTTATCAGCTAACATAATTGCGTCAATTAATTCTTCAGCTTTAGTACTGAATATTAACTTAGCAGCTACATCTGTATCGAATCCTTTAGCTTGTAAGTCAAAGAACTCACGCCATGAACGAACAGATATCCTATCCTCAGGGTCATCAACTAATGTAGTATCATTGATAACACTATGCCATTCTTTTGGAAACATAGCCATCGCTTTAGGATGTATTGAATCAACATATATTTTTACTGGAAACCTATCCTTTAATGCTAAAGGTAAGCTTTCAGGTGGGCTATTAGTAGTAGCTACTACCTGAAATCCCTCTTCTGGTTTAACAGTTTCTTTTGAATCGTTATTTAGTGTTAGTCTTGCAATGTCTTGGTCATCTAGTATTGCATGTAAAAATGTCATAGCGTCTGGTGAAGCATGGTCTATCTCATTGATAACCAATCTTCCACCATTTCTCCATGACTGTATTGCTATACCATCACGCCATTCAAATGTACCATCTGATGAAGGCATATAGAATCCTTCTAAGTTAGCACTTGCAGTATCTTCCGTCATTGTTACTTGAAATACATTAGGTTCTTCTAACGTATTAAGTGGTACATTTTGCATTACTGCACTGTATGTCTTACCTGTACCTGGTGGTCCGTATAGTAATATCCTACTTGAATTACCTATTACTTTATCTATTAACTCCCAACAATTTAAATTGTCCATAGTTATTCCTTTCCCTTATTTTCCTCATCTTTGAGAAAATCTTCTGCTTGACTACCAATATGATTAGCATGATTCATTACTTCATCTATAGCTAAGTCATTAATAGTATCTTTGTCTTCTATTCTTACGCATTGTATTGCTGATATAGGTTGCATTAACCAATTAGCAAACAAACCTGATTCTTCACATTCCCTTCTTATATCTTCTATTTCATCTATTGTGAAATTTGTTTTTGATTCTGCAATAGGATGCTGACTCATAAAATCAGTCATCGTTTCTGCTTGTGATACAGTCAATACTTTCTCCGCTATTTGTATAGCAACTAATGCGTCTTGTGCATAAACATGTATCCTTACAGTGTTATCTATTCCTAGTTCTATTTGATTACTAAGAGTATGTAGAAATGTAAAAGTTACTACATATTCTTCTGTCTCTTTATTCTTTACTTCTATGTACATAGTTTCCTTCCCTGTATAGTGTCTTTCTTTTTGATACTATTAGTAGAAAAAGAAAGACACGTATATTCGTTTATGTAGAAAAGCTATCTAACTTTTAGATAGCTTGATAGATACCTCCACCTACTACAGCACGCTATAGCATACAGTTCGTAATACCTATCAAGCTACCTACTTTCGGTCGTTATACAACAGGGCTGTGATGTTTAACTCCTACTCATAGATAGCTTGTAACACACAATATGGTAGGAATCCAACCTACAATAGTAATAATTCCTTTTACTATTTCACGCTTAGGTTTCATATCATGTGCTACAAGCTACCTACATTGTATATCAGGGGGAATATACAAACCAATTGTGTAAGTAGCTTAGTATTATTCTAAATTAGTTTTCATATACATACTAGGTTTCCAACCTATAAATGAAATCTCTTCGTTATTATCTGCAAGTTTTACCAGCAGTTCTATCTGCTCTATAGCCTCTTCAGAAGTTATGTCTCCATTGAATACGAAGTCAACCGATAATTCATTCTGATATTTTTTAGAACTATAGTCTGTAAACTCATACATTTAAATCTTGGTCAAGATAATCATCGTTACTTAGTATATTAACGATGCTTTCGTTGAGTTCCGCTTGGGTTTTTAATTGTTCTACAATACCTTCAAGTGTTTTGAAAACATCTTCAAACATTCTACGTGTTTCTTTATCCATTATAATTTCCCTTCTTTATATGCTTTAATTGCGTCTGCACTATCAGTATAATTTCTCATTTACAATTACACCTACTACAACAAGGAAGTAAATTCATTCTCACATAATATCTATCTGTTTTTGAAAGTCCTTTCCAATCTATAATTTCATAACAATCATTACATTCAATACTTATATTTCTATCATAAGTAATAACACTTACATCGTGTTTAATGTGTTCTTTAATAGCCATTATTCCTCCTCTAAATGTATAGTTAATTTTCTTTCAGCTTTACTTACTTGATACCATACTGCTTCTTCTAACATACTTGCATATCCTTGTACTCTATCTATTGCATTAGGATTGTTACTCCAATTGTTTAAGTCTTCAATAGTCCATGCAAGTATATCTATTACTTGTTCTTTTCGTAATTGATTTAGTCTATCGTAATCTGCGTCATTCATATTCTTTCCCTTCTAGTTTAATAAGAATTAGGTTGTTTATAATAAGGTCCTCTATGGTTAACCATCTGCCAACCTTTGAACCTAAAATATCTTTCTAATCCTTCTTTATATGTATCCCCATAAATTCTTTTATTGGCTTTAGGCATAGTCCAATATGTAAAATAAGTTCTATCTAGAAATGTAAACAATTTATTTGGTTTAAAGTTTCTATGTTTAGAACATAAATTATAAGGAAAATTATTTTCAATGGCTATTACTACATGTCCATATCCACCGTCACATTTTTCACATCTCATTATATTTTTTCCCTTCAGCTATGCTCAGCTCTTTCTTTTGATACTGTTAGTAAGAAAGAAAGAGCTGAGAACTAGCTCTGATTAATAGTCGCTTAACTTCTCAACATTATCCATTGTTAGTGGCTTATCATCTGTCTCAAAGTATAAGCTATAGTTCTTTCTAATACCTAAATCATTAAAGTCATCCTCTAATTTCTTTTCGGTATCTTGATATCTTCTAGTCTTAATAGCATTACCTAAATCTATTAGTATTCTATCTTGACTTTCGCTATCTGTAATTACTTCAAAGAGTGTATTAATACTCTTCTGTATTTTTACAATGTCCATATCAGTTACTATATAATGATGTTGGGCTTTGATTATGTAAAGCTAACAAAGCTTTCTCATTTTCCCAACGCTCTTCTAATAGTTTCGCTACTGTAGGTTCGTTCTTATCAAGGTGTAGCCACATAGTTGAAGCTGTCCTTTTTGATTTACTATACCTTTGTAATGATGGTTGTAACTTGTCTTCGAACTTAAGTTCTTTTCCTGTTACTCCACATATTGGTGTAGCAAAGCCACTTCCGTTATTAGTAGTAGCTGTATTCGCTTTAGACTGTTCTTCAACAGCCTCTCTAATTGCATTAGCTTTCTCTGCAATATCTTTATCATTAGTCTCTTCTGACACTGTGTCAGTACTATCTATACTCATGTTTTCCTTTCTAATTAAACAATTGCATATTGTTATTTTGTTTCTTTTTATATGTATTACTTAGTCTATGGAAGTGCCATTCATTCTCTTTCATATTGTATATCTTTACTCCACAACTATTATGTAAGTATGCAGGTATTGATATACCTTTTGATTTCAAATAAATGTCATACCTGTCATTAGGTTGCACTTCCTGATGACAATAACCACAATCAACATTCGCCATTAGTTTCCTTTCCAATCGCTTTAGAAAGTGTAGCTACTTAGCTACACCTTCCTTACAGTTATTGTAATAAGTCCATACACAATCTCTACAAATAGGCATTGTATAGACTCTTTTAGGCTCGTTCTTCTTAGAGTCCCATGTTTGGTCATGAACTCGCTGTCCAACTCGTACTTCTGATGGGTCTTTACCGCAACACATCATAGGCACGACTGATTGAGATACAGTTACAGTTTCTTCAACTGTCTCTTCAGCCTTTTCTTCTGATATTACTACCATATAGTCCTCCTTATACTTATACATATATTTTTATATGCAATCTTTAGTAAATATAAAAATAGATGAATAAGTATAGGACTATATGGCATACAGAAAAGGATGAAGAGAACGTAACTGTATATCATAGTGTGTTGCACTAAAGACCTATTGATAGAGAGTTCATGATAGTTAAAGAACCTACTGTTATATTATGTGAACATTAATAGGGTATGGTAGGTTATTTAACTACAGAATACCTTGTATTCTGGTCATACAGTACTGTATGTAAACATATTCCTTACAGACTGTAATAATTACTACTTAGACTGTATGGAATATGTTTCCTATATACTGTATGACTACCTAATGTTAACCTAAGGTGTCTTATATAAGTAACGTATGTCTAGAAGAATATGTTGGTAATCTTTCATACCTAAGAAACCCTTTGTTTTAAGGCATGAGCGAGCATATATGCCATAGAGTCTAACTTAAACATTTTCTAAGGTCCTTGGGTACTGCCTTTGTCTTTCTAGTGTACAGTTTCCTGTGAGCAGCTTTCGATGTCTCGGTCACCTCTTTACCTGTAACAAAATACTTATGTTAAGTGTTTGTAATTAATGAAACTATACCATATAATTCTCACTATACAAACATCTAAAGAAAGATAGTTAAAAGTGTCCAAGAATGTCATATGCATTGCAGAGGGTTGCAGGAAGAAATTAAAGGGTAGACAGACAAAATTCTGTTCAGGAACCTGTCAGAAACGACAATTTGCACGAGACAAGAGACATAATGATAAGGTTGACCAGAAACCTATAAACAAAGAATACAATAGTGATACTGGTGATTACGCCTCAATACGAAGAGGACAGTATTATACAGCTTTTACAGCTGAAGGAATAGCTGAAGCAGTCTCAGCTGGGGACATGACAGTAGTAGAAGCCTCATCTCTCCTTGGTTGCACTCCAGCAACTGTTTCCAGGATGCTCGCTGCCTACAAGATAGATGTTAAAAACGAAGTTTTAGCAGAAGATTGGGAGTTATCCAAAGAAGCAAAGAAGAACCTTAAAAATTTTTCTAGCTTTCGCAAGAAGTATTTTAGGACTGAGGTGGGGAAAAGGTATGAAACTGCTGATTTTCATATAGGATGGATTAATAACATCATTGATTCTATTAAATACGGAAAAGAATTATTAATATTAAGCCCCCCTAGACACGGCAAGACAGAACTATTAATTCACTTTGCTGTTTATCAGATATGTAAGAATCCGAATATACGTATCATGTGGGTAGGTGGAAACGAAGATATAGCTAAAAATGCCCTTAGTGCGGTCCTAGACGTGCTTGACACGAACGAAGAGCTAAGAGATGCATATTGTCCCCCAGGAACAAATTTTAAGCCAGATAACCGCTCTGGAAAGAATTGGAGTCAGAATCAATTTACTGTAGGAACAAGAACAGTAGCAGGAATTAAGTCACCAACTATGGTAGCTGTAGGTAAAGGTGGAAAGATATTATCAAGAGACTGTGATTTAATAATTGCAGATGACATTGAGGACCATCAAACTACACAGCAACCTGGTGCAAGAGAAGCAACAAGACAATGGTGGACAACAACTCTATCTTCTAG